CGCGCGCCGGTGTCGATCGAGCCGCGGGTGCTGTTCCTATGAGCTGGCGGGCATGGCTGGCGGCCAAGATTGCGCCGCGCAATGCGATCGACAGCGCCGACATTCGCCGCGGTGATGGCGTGTGGGAAAGCCTGACGGCGTTCGGTGGCCAGACGGGCGCGCCGAGTGAGCAGGCGGCGCTGTCCGTGTCTGCGGTGTATGCCTGCGTCCAGTTGATCGCCGGCGCCATTGCGGCGCTGCCCATGCACATCTACCGCCGCGGCCCGGATGGCGATCTGTCGCGCGACATGAACGCCGATCTGTGGTGGACGCTGAATGAGCAATTTTGCCCGCGCTGGGCAGCGTCGGCCGGCTGGTCCTTCCTGGTCGGCTCCAAGCTGCTGCACGGCGACGGGTTTGCCGAGATCCTGCGCGGGCAAGGCGGGCGCGTGGCCGGCCTGGTGCCGATCCATCCCAACCGCGTGCGAGTGATCGCGACGCCGGACGGTGCGCGGCTTGTCTATGAGATCCAGCCGGATCGCACGATCGAAAGCCCGGCGCCGGAAGCCACGCGCCTGCGGGTGCTGGATCAGGACGACGTGCTGCATGTGCCGGGCTTCGGGTTCAACGGACTGCGCGGCCTGTCGCCGCTGAAGCACGCGCTGCGCGTGTCCGGCCGGTTGGCGATCAGCGCACAGGATTTCTCCTCCAAGTTCCTGGAGAACATGGCGCGGCCTGACTACGCGCTGAAGGCACAGGGCAATCTCACGCAGGCTCAAGTCGATCGGCTGCGCGAGATGCTGGAGCGGTATCAGGGCCCGCTGAACGGCGGCAAGCCGATGATCCTGGAAGGTGGCCTGTCGATTGAGGCCCTGACGATGCCGCTGGAGGAGATGCAGCTCCTGGAGACGCGCAAGTTCCAGGTGGAGGAGATCGCCCGCGTCTATGGCGTCCCGGCGTGGATGATCGGCCACACGGAGAACAACACCTCTTGGGGCACCGGCATCGAGGCAATGGGCAAGGGGTTCGTGCGGTTCGCGCTGCGCGATCACCTCAACGCTTTCCAGAACGAGATCAACCGCAAGTTCTTCCGCAACATCGGCCGCGTGGCCGAGTTCGACACCACCGAGCTGGAGCGCGGCGACACCAAGGCGATGATGGAGGCGCTGCGTATCGGCCTGGGCCGCGCTGGCGAGCCGGCGTTCATCACCGTCGAGGAAGCGCGCGCCAAGCTCAACATGAGCCGCCAGCCGGCCGGCCCGCTGCCGCAGGCACCGGGCGCGCCGCAGGAGACGACGCAATGACCCCCTACGTGCGGATGCGCCTGGCCAACAAGGCGCGCGGCCAGTTCCAGGCCGATGGCGACGTGCTGTGGCTGTATGACGCGATTGCCGGCGATCAGGACGAAGCCGACTGGCTCGGCGGCGTGTCGCCGGTGGCGTTCATGTCGGCGCTGCGCGCCACGAAGGGGCCCGTCACGCTGCGGATCAACTCGCCGGGCGGTTCGGTGTTCGGTGCGCAGGCCATGGTGGCGGCAATGCGCGAGCATCCGATGCCGATCACCGCCCGCGTGGATAGCCTTGCGGCATCGGCGGCGTCGGTGATCGCGGCGGAGGCGGCTGTGCTGGAGATGGTGCCGGGCGCGAAGCTGATGATCCACAAATCGTGGTCTTTGGCGATCGGCAACGCCGACGAGATGATGAGCACGGCGGCGCTGCTGGAGAAGATCGACGGCGACTTGGCGGCCACCTACGCGCGCCGCGCCAATGGCAGCGCGGATGCCTTCCTGGAGATGATGCGCGCGGAGACGTGGTTCACGGCCGACGAGGCCGTGGCGGTTGGCTTGGCCGATCGCGTCGTCACCGAGAACACGCAGCGACAGGCCGCAGCGTGGGATCTGAGCGCCTTCGCCCGCGCGCCGGCCGTTGAGACTGCGCCGGCCGCGCCGGCTGCTGACATGCGCGCCATCCTGGCCAGGAAGCTGGCCGTGAAGATGGCGCTCTCCCCCGTCTGAGCGCGAGCCGCGGCAGACATCCCTCTACTGGAAAGGATACCCCATGAGCGTTCAGTCGCTTCGGGAGCAGCGCGCGGCGATTGGCGCCAGCGTGAAGGCTCTGATCGAGTCCCCGAACTGGAATGAGGCGGACGACACGCCGAAGTATGACGCGATGATGGCCGAGATCGACGCCATCGACGCGCGCATCAAGCGGATTGCCGACGCCAACGAGAAGCTGGCCGCCGAGACGCAGACGCACGCCGTCGCCGACGCTGCGGAGCGCCTGGGCCGCGACAACCGCGACGGCGGCATGGCGCTGTATGCCAAGTGGCTGCGCGGCGGCGACAAGGCGCTGAACGCCGAGGAGTGGCAGCATGTGCGCGCCACCATGAGCACCACCACGGGCAGCGAGGGCGGGTTCACCGTCGACAGCGCCGTGGCCAACACGGTGCTGGACGCGCTGAAGGCGTTCGGCGGCATGCGTGGCGTGTCGACGGTGATCGCTACCAGCGGCATCGGCGCCATGAGCTTTCCGACCTCCAACGGCACCGCCGAAGTGGGCGAGATCGTGGCCGAGAACCAGACGGCTACCGATGCCGACGTGTCGTTCGGCACGATCGGCCTGCCGGTCTACAAGTATAGCTCGAAGGTCGTCACCGTGCCGTTCGAGCTGCTCCAGGACAGCAGCGTCGACATTGAGGCGTTCGTGCGCAACCGGCTGACGGAGCGCCTCGGCCGCATCACCAACGCCCATTTCACCACCGGCACCGGCTCCGCGCAGCCGAACGGCGTGGTGACGGCGGCGACGGTGGGCGTCACCGCGGCGAACAGCACCTCCCAGGTCACGGCCGTGACTTACGACAGCCTTGTGGATCTCCAGCATTCGGTTGATCCGGCGTATCGCGCCCTCGGCCGCGCACGCTGGATGTTCAACGATGCCACCATGAAGGCGATCCGCAAGATCAAGGACGGCTCCAGCCGCCCGATCTTCGTGCCGGGCTACGATCAGGGCAGCCCGCAAGGTTCCCCGGACACGCTGCTCGGCGCGCCGATCACCATCAACCAAGACGTGGCCAGCATGGCAGCCTCGGCCAAGTCGATCCTGTTCGGTGACTTTTCCTTCTACTACGTCCGCGACGTGATGAGCATGGAGATGTTCCGCTTCACCGACAGCGCCTTCACCAAGAAGGGACAGGTGGGTTTCCTCGCGTGGCTGCGCTCCGGCGGCAACCTGGTGGACGTGGGCGGCGCCGTGAAGGTGTTCGTCAACGCTGCCTCCTAGCCTCTGACCTGAAGGAGACACGCGCATGAGGTTCGACCAGTCCCAAGCGGTTTCGGCGGGGGTTCTCCTGCCGGCCGCCGCCTATGACGCCGACAACACGCCGGCCGCGTTCGACATCGGGAAGGCGGATGCCTGCACGGTGCTGATCGAGGTCGGCGTCGGCGGCATCACCTTTTCCGCCACGAACAAGGTGGAGTTCGTGCTTACCCACTGCGACACCTCCGGCGGCACCTACACGGCCGTCGCGCAGGCGGACGTGGTGGGCGTGACGGTCGGCACCGGCGGCATCGTCCGCTCGCTGACGGCGGCGCACGCTACGCCGAGCGTCACCGCGATGGGCTACGTGGGCCGCAAGCAGTTCATCAAGCTGCTGGCGGATTTCTCCGGCACCCACGGCACGGCCACGCCGATGTCGGCGGTGGCGGTGCGTGGCCTGCTGGATCGCGTGGCGCCGGCCTAAGCCATGGATCTCCGCCTCCTCACCGGGCCGACGTCTGAGCCTGTGCTTCTGGCGCAGGCGAAGGCGCATCTGCGCATCGACGACGGTAACCCGGACGATGCACTGATTGCCGGCATGCTGTCGGCGGCGCGGGAGGCGGTGGAGAACTACACCGGGCGGGCGCTGATGCCGCAGACGTGGCAGATGCGCCTGCCTGGGTTTCCGGCCGATCAGGGCGCCATTCGCGTCCCGATCGCGCCGCTGATTTCTGTGTCCGAATTGCGGATTGTGGACACAACTGGCGCTGAAGCTGTGCTGTCGGCGTCCGCCTATCAGGTCGAGGCGCCAACGGGCCCGCAGGCGGCACCTGGGCGCATTCTGCCGGCCGCCGGCACCACCTGGCCGGCGACGCAAGCCGACACGCTGGGCGCCGTCCGCGTGACGTTCCAGGCCGGCTATGCCAACGCCGCGGCGGTGCCGGCCGCGATCAAGTCGGCGGTGCTGCTGGTGCTCGGCGAGCTGTATGAGCAGCGCGAGGCGTCGGCGGTGCGCGCGCCGGCTGACATTCCCGCCGTGTCGCGGCTGATGGCGCCGTATCGGGTGTGGTGGCTGTGATCGGCACCCTAGACCAGCGCATCACCATCCAGCGCGAGGCGCGGACGGCCGACGACTACGGCGGCGCGGCTCTTGCGTGGGTGAACGTGGCCACCGTTTGGGCCAACGTGCGCCCGCTGTCTGGCCGTGAGCGCGCGGACTTCGGCGAGGTCGAGGCGCCAGCGAACTACCGTTTCACCATCCGCCGCCGCGGCGACGTGACGGCCGCCATGCGCCTCACCTGGAACGGCGCGGCCTACAACATCCGGTTTGTGTCCGATCCCGGCGCGCGCTCGCTCTACATGGCGCTTGAGGCCGAGCGCGGGGTGGCAATCTGATGGCACGCGCGGAGCAAATGCCCGGCTACCTGCCGCCGGCCAAGATGACGATCTCCGGCGTCCCGGCTGACTGGACGCGCGGCGAGTTCCTGGCGTGGCTGGCGGCGCGCAACGGATGGCAGCATGGCGCCGAGATCGGCGTGAGTTTTGGTGTGACGCTGCGCCTGCTGCTCAAGCGATGCCGGGATCTGCACATGCTCGGCGTCGACACCTGGGCGAAGAACGACACGCCGCTGGAGCCGTCTGACTGGACGGCCGCGCACCACGAGCGGGCCTATGCGTCGGCGCTGGCGGTGGAGGCCGACTATCCCGGCCGCTGCGTGCTGCTGCGCGGGCCTAGCGTGGCCGTGGTGCCGGCGGATGCCTTTCTCGATTTCGTGTGGATTGACGGCGATCACACGACGGAGGCGGTGCTGGCGGATGTGGCTGCGTGGCTCCCGGCGCTGAAGCCGGGCGGGTGGCTGCTGGGGCATGACATCAACTGGCCCACGGTCAAGGCGGCGGTGGACGAAGTGGTGCCGGGCTACATGGTGGGCCCCGATAGCGTGTGGTTCCGGCCGGTGCATCCTGTGCCCGGCTGGTGGGCGGCGGTGGCCTGATGGCGCGCTCCAGGACAGAACTCGATCCGCGTTTTCGGCGTCTTATGCAGCGCCTGCCTGATCGGATGACGGACGAGATGAGCGCCGAGATCGCCCGCAGCGCGCTTCTTGTGGCGGCAGACGCCTCCGCGCGCGTGCCGATCGACACCGGCGCGCTCCGCGACAGCATCGGCGTGCGGATCACAAAGACGAGCGCGGAGGTCGGGTTTGACCCCAAGCGGTTCCGGCGCAAGTGGAAGAAAGCGGGGTGGCGCGCCGTGTTTGTCGAGAAAGGCACCAAGGGCGCGCCGGGCCGCAACATCCCACCCATGGCCGCCCGGCCGTTCCTGCGGCCGGCGTTTGAGGCCAACCGCACGCAGATCCTACAGCGGCACCGCGCCGCCGTGCTGCGGCTGCTGCACCAGGCGGCCAGCCTATGACGGCGCAACTCCCGCTTTACGCGGCCATCTATGCCGCACTCGTGGCCGCTCCGCCGATCGGCGCTGGCGTCTACGAAGCCGCGCCGCAAGGCGCAGATTACCCGCACATCGAGATCGACGGCGGCCGGGCTTACGACTGGTCGGCGCAGCTTCTGCGCGGCGAGGAGACGCTAGTCGAGATCCACGTCTGGAGCCGATACCGCGGCCACAAGGAAGCGCGCGAGCTGCTGGGCAAGATCAAGGATCGGCTGCACGAACAACCGCTAAGCCTTACCGGCGCAACGTTCATCGACATGCGGTTCGAGGATCTGGAGCTGTTCACGGATGCGGATGGCATGACGCGGCACGGCATCATCCGATTTCGCGCAACGACGACGGTGGCCGCATGACCTGGATACGCTTCATTGCTCGCGGCAAGCAGATCGAGCCGGATCGCACCGCCCGCTACTTCGTGCCGGGTGAGATGCTGGACATCG